CACATAACGATTTTTTGGGTTCCTCATTTTCCCATTTTAGGGTGCAATTGGGTGTACTTATTCAAGTACAATGTTGTACTAAATTTAGTGCATAAAAATAGACGGTGTTAACCGCCTATTTTTTCATATTATCAATTACAATCTACCACTGTGTTGTAACTAAAGTACACTGAATATTCCATGCACTTATTGTATTTGATATTGTGCTTTCAAGTGTTATTTTATTATCCGACGTAATGCCGATATTTACAAAACCGGCAGAACCGTCTGACAATCTAACCTGCATACCACCATAAATAACACGTTTAGACTTAGCTCCCAACGCTACACCGTTAATATTGAATAAAGTTGCACCCTTATTTATAGCACCTGTATTTGTACCCGTTGCGGCTATGTTTGCCAATTTAAGTGCGTTGTTAACATTTACAAAACTACCCTCCATACTCATAGTACTCTGAATTACAACAAGGTTGCCACTGATCCAGTTCTCAAAAGCATTTACTTTTGTGGTTAAATTGTTGATATCCGATACAGCATTATCAACATCTTCTTTCGCATTATTAGCAATAGTAATAGCGTTCTGTGCATTAGTATTAGCCTGATTAGCTGTTGTCTCAACACTATTTGCTTTAGTAAGTGCCGCATTGGCATCCTGTACAGCCTGTCCTGCCTGTGCTACAGCTGTGCTTGCACTACCTTTATTATCAGTCATACCCTCATCAATTTTTAAGAAAGCGTCATTCATGTCACCTAAAAATGTAGGCTTGTCTGTACCAACCCACTGTGGTAAACTATAACCTGTTGTTTTGTTTGTGCTACCCATTATAAAAACTCCTTTCTATGCATCTGCTTTATTATAATTATTTACATATAAATTATCAAAATCATCACAAGTCATTCTTGTTTTATTTTCTAAATTCGATTATCAAAATTATCGCATTTATATAGCCCTCTATCCATAGGATCTACAATTAAAGTTTCCTCATCGTCAAAACCTATAACATTCATAAAATAATAAAGGGCTTCATCAGGTTATGATCAAGGACTCCCCGATATCATCAAATTCATAGGCAGAATATTCTAACCCATCCAGTATAGTTGCTGTATCTTCCTTTCCATCAAATGTGTTAGCTGTAATAGCTTTTGTTCGGTAAACCTGAAACCATCTATAAAGTACACGCTGTATAGTTTCATATGCACCATTGATAGGATCGAAAATATAGTGGTTATAAAATTTACCTAATATTTGTAATGCCAATGTATCAAATTTTAACGCTGTTATTTGTTTGCTATCAAATTCTTTAGCTGTATTTTCAGCACTATCAAATTGATAACAAGTTATACCCCAATAACGCAAAGCATCATAAATATTATTTATCACCTTATCAAGTCGGTTTTTATAACCTGTTGTCGGATCGTAAATTATGATTTGTCCTAAGATTGAATTATCAATATATTTTTTTAACTCTAGGATTTCATAATTTACATAATTATATATTTCCGTCTTTACGTTCTTTATATACTGATAAATCAATTCAATTTTAAGGTTTATTGCTTCTTCAAGATCATTGATTTTTTTATCAAAATTTGCGTCTTGTTTAGCGTTTTCATTGTCAACATAATTTTTTAGTGCGTTTATTTTGTTATCAACCATTTCTTCAATATCTTCATGAAAAGTGTTGATTCGGTCTATAACTTCATTTAATTTTGTGTTGAATTTACAAAGTGCTTCATAATAACTCAAACTATCATCATAAACTAACGGCAAGATAGGTTGACACCAAAACCGAAAGTTTTTTATATTATCTAAATTATTCATATTCAACCTCTTTACCATAACTTAAAAAATAAGTCTTGCAATTCATCAATAATAAGCAAGTCTATATTGATCAACGCTTCTCTATATTCTTTAAGCATCATACTATAACTTTTACCTGCATTTTTACCTGTAACACGTTCTAAAAACTCATCTGTAGTTGTAGCATTACTAGTACTATCACTATCAGAATTAACACTAGTTTTTCTAGCATCTGTTAAATAAGTTTCATTTTCAACATTTTGTAAGCTACCCTGTGGCGTATCACTATATAGATCACGGGTTACACTCTCATTATGTACATTTGTTTTCTGCGTCCCATCTCTATCAAGTGTATGTTCCCTAGTGAGATCAATATCAAATAATGGGTTAAAATCAATACTCCACGCTTTATAAAGTGAATTATAATAAGGCATAATTTCATTCATTCTTGCATTTAAACGCAACTTCCAAAGCCCTACAGTTTCTTCACTTATTTCTCTAGTGTAATAATGCTTTATAATTTTAGTACAAAGCACGTTCTTATAACCAGCATTAAACATAGGAAAATCAAAATCAAACACAAAAGGGATCGCTTTCTGTATAGTATTTTCTACGTCATTATAACCCTCGCTTTCTTTTAAACCTGCGGCATTTTCACATATAAACCTCAATTCTGTAGTATACTTACTCATTATTTTTTCCTCTTTTGTCTGGTGTACTCATTTAATTCAGATATTATAACACAAATTAAGATACCTGCACATATAACAACAAGTGTTATACCTAAAACAGCAAAACCACTAACTAAAGTTGTATAAATAAAGTTATTTGTCATTATCATCACCCAAACTTTCAGTTTTTATAATCTCGTTATCTGTAATCTGAAAATCTTCTCTGTAATTACATTCAACATTTAATCCATACATTTTATTGATCATTTCGCAAGCTTGACGCCTACTTTCTAACCGGCTATATCTGCTAGCTATAGTACCACCTTGATTTCTTGTTACTTCATCTGTAACTAGTCTTTCTTTTTTCTGAATATTGATATTTGAAATACCCATATAAGTTAATGCTTCATTCCATATCTGTGTTTTTAACTGATACAGTTTATCACTTACAAAAGGTGCTTCTGTAGTCAGCACATTAAAAGCCCTATCATCTAATGATTTATCAGCATAAATAACGGGAGCGTTTCCGTCATATTCTTTGTAAAGATTTAAAAGTGTAAGTCTTTCTTTTTCATCACACTTTATCAAAATAGGGGTTTTCTGTGCGTTGGTGTTTACGTCTATAGCCCTATCAATATTATACAAGCGTTTTGCAAACATTTCAACATCGAGTCTTGAATTTGTGTGTAAGTAATTATTATAAATCAATACACTATCATCTTCATTAAGTTGTCTATTATATCCGTTTACAGCATATGCACGTCTATTTTTAGGTATTCTATATACGTTAAAATTTCCACCTAAAGCACATTGTAATGCTAAATACTTATCAAGAACATCATCCTTAAAAAATACTGCATACCCCTCCGAAAATAATGTAAGTTCTAAAAAACGCACATCTATTTCAGACGGTAGGTTTTTCCACTCAAACATTGATATGGCTAATTCTGTTAGTCTGTAATAGTATTGTCTAAATGTGGCATTATTTAGCAACCCACTATTCCAAAAGTTGTTATTTCCTTGTGCTCTTCTTTTTTTACCCATTTTTAACTCCTAGTGATTGTTTAAAGTGTAGTTTCCTACTTCACCACCATTTTTCCAGAATGTTATACCATTTTGATATATTGAAATGATCTTTTTAAGATCATCCGCAGGAATACTACCTACTATATTTGTATACCCACATTTTACATAATTCCAATGCGGTCTAGTTGTGCGGTTAGGCTTTTTAAGTCTGCTCACGTTGTACCCGTAAACTTCAAAATAATCGTCAGCACGTTTAGCAAGATCAGCTCTCATATAAGCGTTGTAAAAGAAAAAGTCTTTAGTCCCTGTAGCATATGAAACGCTTGTACCTGCTGTACCATGAACTATTGAGGGACTCATACTTGCAGTTAACCCCTGATAAAACATACCTATTCCGCTATCACCCAACGAAGATAAAGCACCTGCCGCCGCACCATATCCACCACCTGCTATACCACCCATTACAGCGCTTTGTGTGGCATTAGAAAGATTATTTACTGCTTCACCGCTTGCCATTTGTGCAAGCCACGCTTTAAAGGCATCAATATTAAAAGCGCATTGTGGAAAGTTTGATATTACTAAACCATTTTCTCTTGCATATCTTTTACCGTTATATTGAGTTGGTATTAAATTCACCTGCGGATTAGGTGTAGCATCACCATTCATTGTAAAAGTGCAACTTGATCCGCTAAAATATTCGTATGGTAGTTCAGCTTTATCATTCGCATCCGTAGTAACAAGTAAATAATTGTACGGATATGTAAATAATTTTTTATTTTTAGGTACATAACCGTCTAAGCTAGAATAATGCTTGTCTTTTGTTATTTGATAATTAGCAGGTCTAGTTATAGTTGCTTCATCAGAATTCATAAAATTTTTATCATACATAAAAACGCTTACAACATTTTCAAGTAATTCATCCCAACTAGCAAATTCATTTAACCTGTTATTAACAGCTGTCGCACCGTCTTTTGTGGCATCTGCTGTCCATATTGCAAGCCCTGTGTATATCCCTGCAACAAGCCCACCTATAACTTGTTTACCGCTTGCTTTTGTGTTTGCAAGGACACATATACAAGGTTTATCTAAATGCCCGCTATTACTACCTAAACTGTATTTTAATTCTCCTATTTCTACTGGTTCAGGCAACAAATTTGCACCTATAGTATCATCGTTAACATGTTCTCTTTCAACAAAACACTGACCCATTTCATAATCAAAATACCACGTTTGCATAACATCAATTTCGAATTTAACTTCGCAAGTTATGTTGTTAACGTATTCAACACTGGTAATAAACGCATAAAACCACTTGTCACCATAACTTGTGTTCTGAAACATTAAATAGTTGCAATCATATAATTCATCAGCTGATTTTTCTAAACGCAGGTACCCTCTATTCACCCTTGCGTATGTTTGTTTTGTGAATGTGTGTTTGCGTAATGATTTAAAATAATTAGCCTGTGCGGTCTTGCTAGTATGTGAAAGTGTGTGCATATAGTCTGTATCTAAAGGACAATCTTTCAACACATATATGATACTATTAGGTGCAATAAACATTGGTTATTTCTCCTTTTACTGTTTAGTCAAAGTAAATTCTGTTCCGACTTCGGTTGTCATTGTAAGCCCCTGCGGCGTACCACCTTCAGCTTTAGCAGGTATATACTTATAAATAGTTCCCTTAATTTCAAGCTGTGGCGGCTCAACAGCGGATGTTGCTGTGCTAGGGAAAATATACGCCCCATATCTGTGAACAGCAATTAAACTCTGTACGGCGTTTTCAGACTGAATAAATCTATAACCATTATCAGCAAGTGACGGGTTATCATCGTCAACATGAAGTGTAAATACTGTAGCTTCTGCACTTTCAGATTTTTCATCAACTTTGACTTTGATCGTCTGCGGGAGTATAATTTTTTCTGCACCATCAACGAATACAATAGCATTGCTGAAAGGTGAAGAAGAAATAGTTTTCCATACATTATAGAAATAATTCCAATATACACCCGACGCAACATATTTTTCAGTCATACGAGACAAGTTATCATACACCTGGAACCATTCTTTATCAACAAGTACAGCCTTTACATCCGCCATAAGTGCAAGTTCTTCTGGCGTGACTTTTTCAATCATGTCAGAATTTGCCACGATATCAGCGAATCGCTCATTATCGAAAGTATCCCAACTATCAATCAGTTTCAGTTTGCCCTGAAAATCTGCCTTATCCATATTAAAAGCACTTGCAAGCACATCAACATCATATGCGGCGTTGAAGTTACTATCCATGAAGATAAACTGGTCTGATTTCGGTGTGGTGTTATGAACACCATAATTATTAAATTTAGTGTTCATAAATGTCAACTGGTTAGAATACCCTCTGAAAGCTTTAGCCGCATTTTTAGGGTCTGTACTATCAAACCCAACGGGGAACATTTCACCGTGAGAAATAGCCTTGATCAGCAGATACTTAAATAACAGATACTCGTCATATTCTGCGGCTGTATAAACAGCATCTACAATTCTAGCGATCAAATCCTGTACGCCGTTTGCACTCATAAACGCCATGCGTAAATCCTCATCCTGAATTGTAATAGGATACTGCACTCGCCAATTCATTGTATGGAATGCCGCCTGCACATCAGGAAGTGACCTTTTAAGCTCTCGTTTTTCTGCCTTTTCTGCGGAAAATTCTCTTACCTTAGAAATGTTAACAAAAACTTCTTCAACCGTTTCACCGAATTCAAGATACCCCTTTTTAAGTTCTGCATAAGCATTATTAAAGGTTGCACTATTTACTTTAACAAGTGCGATCCTGTTAACAAGTGCCGCTATAAACTGGTTAGCTAATGCAGGATACCCGAAAATAGCTTCTCCAACCTTTGGAATATCATGCACATTTGTTACTTCTGGTACATTGTCCTGATATTCAGCAGACGCATTAGCACGAATAACATTTAAAATATCAATGGTGCTAGCATCGAGTGTTGTAACTTCAATTCTTCTAGGCATTTTTAACCCTCCTTAAATAATTCTTCAAATTTAACTTTTTTAGGCTCTGGCTCTGGCTCTGGTTCTGGCTCTGGGTCTGGTTCATTACCGCCACCACTTTCGAACCGATCAGCATATTTTTTACGCCATTCTTTGTCAATGTTTGATATTCGTTCCTCAAACTCCTCACGCACTTCTGCTTCAACCTGTTCACGTGTCGCAGTTCCTGCACTGTTTGAATCTAAAGTGTCCGCTAAATCTTCCATAAGCCCTAGCCCGTATTCATCAGGTGCTTCACCTAAGATTTCCCGTACACGTTTTATCAATTCACTTTTTTCAACTACAGCCATTTGTTTCTCCTTTCTATAATTTTTTTAAATAATAAATAAATGGTAAATGTTTTTTTCTAAAGTCTGGATCACTTGGTATTGGCGGATCAGGGTCTGGCAGATCGGGAGGAGACGGACTATCCCCCGCATACGGATTATAAATAAAGCCTTGAAAATAGTAGCCGCTCCACGGCACATAATTATTGCTTTTTTTATTTGTTGTCATAAAGAAATAGTGCCAATCCGTTGTTGATATCGGTCTACGATATCCTGAATTGCTACAACGAATATCACCATTTGAATAAATTGCTTCAACAATCGCAACATGCCCCGCGGCACCTCTTTTACCAAAGCAAGCTACAGCACCTAAAGCGGGTGTGCTACCTGTTTTATACCCTCTTGACTTTGCATTTGCAAACCATGTTCCTGCGTTTCCTGTTGGTAATTTAGGTACATGATCAGGGGATATTTCCCAAAATCTACCCCAAGCATAACACGTACAATTAGGCATTTGATAAGCTGGATAAAAGGGGTTTGTTCTAGTATACCAATATTTAGCACCGTATATTCCATCTTTAGTTGTTCGTGGTATATAATCAGCCATTATTCAACATACCTTTTACCTTTAACATATGCGGCAATATAACCACTCGGTATTTTTAACCATGTGTTTTGATTTTCAGTAATCACGCCAATAGCTGTAACTTTAGTTCCCTTTTGTAAAATACCGTTTTTAGCGTGTGATTTAGCGTTAGGTGTAAGCTCTTTCTGTTCTTTTGCTCTATAAAAAAGCCCTGCACCTGTTCTTACTCTTACATTTGAAATAACTGTATAAGTGTTTCCTGACCTATATTTTTTTGACGGTAAATATGGTGCGGGATCAACTCTATTCCACAATTTACCTTTATGGTATTCAAAGTGTAAATGATTTCCTGTGCTATGACCTGTACTACCAACGTAACCAATAATTTGTCCTGCTTTTACATTTCCACTTTTAACAGCAATTTTGCTCATGTGAGCATAATTAGTAAATCCGTGTTTATGTTTCAATACCACCTGATACCCATAACTAGAATCAAGAACGCCTTTACCTGCTTTATAAACTACACCATCATCAACGGCATATATAGGCACACCTCTATTCGCGGCATAGTCTATGCCTTTATGCCTAGTTTTTAAACTGTAACCTCTTGTTATCCTTGTATACTTTTTTATTGGATAAGCTTTAAACATTTTTATCACTCTTTTCATTCAGAACGTCTATAGCTTTAACCAGTACTGGCGGCAAAGGCACGCCCATTAAACCTACATTTTCAATTATACTAAGGGACTCATTTACAATGAAAGCAATTATGACGCAATCTTTTAAGTAATCTGTTCCCATAAGCAGATCAAGTCTTGCCGCAATAAGAACAAGTAGTAAAGTAGCAAATTTTCTTATTAGCCCTTTCCACCCTGCTTTAGACTCTAACCCACCTGTAGGTGTTTTGGGTGAACTGTGAAAAACGCCACCAACCAAAAGCCCTGTAAAATAATCTGCAAGCATGAATATTAAAAGAGTCAAAAGTGTATTACTAAAACCCCCGAAAGCGTTACTTATAACAGCACCAAAGCATCCTATAATACCCAAAATACTTATTTTAGTCATATTATTAAACCCTCCTTATATTTAATACTATACACCCTCTTGCGTTATTTGTCAATATGTAGTATAATATTTATAGTTGAGAAAGGAAAATATACTATGGGTAGATATTACGACGGCACTAAATTATTATCATTATTGGATAAAAATGGTAATAAACCTGAAATATATATATGCACGTCAAACAGAACGGGCGGCAAAACAACATATTTCGGTAGACTTTGTGTTAACAGATTTAAAAATCACAATGAAAAATTTGCTTTAATTTATAGGTACAATTATGAGTTAGATGACTGTGCAGATAAATTCTTTAAAGATATAGGTAAATTATTTTTTCCTAATATGACAATGACTAGCACCCGTAAAGCGAGCGGTATATATCACGAGTTATTTTTAAATGAAATATCTTGCGGGTACGCTATATCTTTAAATAGTAGTAACCAATTAAAAAAATATTCACATTTATTTAGTGACGTTTCACGTTGTTTATTCGATGAATTTCAAAGCGAAGATAATAGATATTGTAGCGATGAAGTGAAAAAATTTATATCTGTTCATACTAGTATAGCTAGAGGACAAGGTGAACAAATTAGATATGTACCAGTTTATATGTTATCAAATCCTGTAAGTATTATAAACCCATACTATGTTGAAATGGGTATCTCTGAGCGGCTCAATGATAACACAAAATTTTTAAGAGGTGACGGCTTTGTTTTAGAACAAGGTTATGTTGAATCTGCGAGCGAGGCACAAAAACAATCAGGATTTAATAAAGCTTTTGCTAATAATGATTATATAGCTTACTCAACTGAATGTATATATCTAAATGATAACAAAGCGTTTATTGAAAAGCCAACTGGCGAAAGCAGATATTTAGCCACACTTAAATATAAAGGGGTTGACTACGGGGTAAGAGAATACCCTACAGAGGGTATAATATATTGTGATAATAAAGCAGATAAAACTTTTAAAAATAAAATAACAATAACAACCGAAGATCACGAAGTTAATTATGTTATGCTAAAAAGAAATGATATGTTTCTATCTAATTTAAGATATTTTTTCGAAAAGGGTTGTTTCAGGTTCAAAGATTTAAGGTGCAAAGAGGCTATATTAAAAGCATTATCATATTGAATTATCTGTACTTGTTTTTTACGCATTGATTTAATCAGGGAGACACGGCTTAAATGTGCCGCCTGTTAATATCGGTTTTGTCTACCGCTTTGCGTATTCAAGTATTATTGATAAGAAAAGGGAGAATCAAAAGTTCTCCCTTTTAATTTAAAATAATTTTCTGTGCCATTTCATATAATTTAGCAAACTAATAAAAGAATTTGTTTTATAAATGATATTGTATTTTTCATCAAGTAAAAAGTAACGTTTTTTCTGATCCACTTCAACAATAATTTCATATCTTTTTCTAATCATAATTGTCACCTCATTTCATAATATGTATCTACGAGAACAACGCCACCCCTGATCCGTTTAGGAAGTAATTTACTAGGCACTTTTAAGCCAACTTTAAAATCTGTTATGTTTCTTTTAACCTCGCAGAATTCCTTTTCTTCTTCTGTTGCGTTTTCAGGTGTTGTTCCTAACATTGAATGTAAAAATAATTCTTTGCACCTATCTGGCATACCTGCACATTTAATGTTATAATAAGGATTACATTCTTCTAAATCTTCTTGTACCACGTGTTCTATATATGTTTTCTGCCTGATAAATATTGCTTCATCCCATGTTGACTCTAATTTCCAACAACAAAATTCTTTAGGATCAACTTTAATACCTTTTATTTTATCTGGTGGTAAATTACAATGTATGCTATCTGTGTCAGCGTAAATAAAACCCTCATAATTTGCTTGTGCCGCTCTAATGGTAAAATTTCTAGCATAACTTGTTATTGCTGATCCAATAGGAATGTAACCTGCTTTTTTATCATTTGCTAACACTGTATAGAATCCTATTGAACGGTCTTCTTTCACGTAAGCTAGTTTGTAATTAGATACAGTACTGCTTGCCATTTTACCATATAAGTTGTTTAAAAACAATTTTGCTAACTCTCGCTTTGCCCCTTTACTTTCTAATTTTATTTTTTTATAGTGATCTATGTATTCATCAAAAATACCAACCATAGAATAAAAATAACAACCATCTAAAATTTCAAAGTCAACTAAATTATAGTGTTCCTTAAATAATTCAAAGTCTGTGCAAGTCATTGTTAATTCTAATATTGCAGGGTGTATTTTACCATCTACACCGATATACTCTTTATAATATCTACCGTCTTCAACATTATAAATATCAGAAGTCTCTAACATTTGAGTTGCTTTATACATTAAATTATTCTTTACCTGAATAAATGGAAGTTTACCCTCTTTTAAATAAAATCGAGTCTTTATTCTAATAAAATAATATCTGTTAGGTGTTAATGCTTTATCTGGAATAAAATTGCCGCACCAAAACGTTGGTAAACCTATAGGATAGGCATTTCCGCTTTCACTACTCATCATAGATGGATAAAGCGAGTTTACATCTGCCGTGATCCCGTTATTATATACCTTGTTTTCTTTTCCTTTTGCTAGGTAGCACCAACCACCACGATAAGATTTTTTTATCCACTCACCAACGTTATTATATTTATGGTCTAAAAGGTTTATTTCTTTTTCATATAAATCAGGAAAAAACGCCTGATAATCTTCTTTGCAAAACCCTTTTTTAAATTCTGATAAACAGCATGATCCTATTGTTAATTTGTTGTGACCCTCATTAAACATTATTTCTAATGCTTCTTTAACAACTAAAACATCATTTGCTATGTATTTTTTTTCTTCGTCAGTGATCTCACAACCTGCATATCTAAAGCCTTTGTATTCCATTTCTAATTTTTTATGTGAAGTTCCAAAAGATGAGCCTATACGTTTTACTGAAAAAGGCAGTAATTTTAATGAATCTCTTATCTGTATGAATTTTCCTTTATCTTTAATAGTTATGTTATACCATTGACCCATATCGGATATTACATAGGTAAATGTTTTATTTTTCATATCTTTCTGTGGTATCCATGAGCCGTTGTTTATATCATCTGGATCAAAATTATAGGCAGGTTTATAACCTAAGTCTACCATTAAATATGATAACCAAAATGCACCGTCAAATTTTAAGTTGTGATAATATACGGTTAAGTTGGTTTTTAAAGATAAAAAATACTCGTATTGTTCATCTATACTATGAAAAATTTTAACATCTTCTGTACCTAATTCAACACACGCACTAGCCCACACTTCGGTATCTTCCTGACCTTTATATACTGTAGTTTCAAAATCACCAACGAATATACGTGATTTAAACTTATACATAATATTCGGTGTAATTAGTCATGTTTTCTGAATCGCTTATTGATAGAGGTCTATCACCATTTATTATGGTTGCAAATTCTGTAAAGGCAATCTTAACTGATTCATCATTGCTATCATTTAAAATTGTAAAGATTGATTGATTTACTCTTTCTGCGTTTTGCTGTAAAACAAGTGCCGCTTCATTTTCACCCCTTGACAAAATAAAAGCCGCCATCATATCATCTAATTCATTTCTATGTAATACTTTTTTCTCCCTTAACCACCCCCGCATTGACGCATCAGGTCTCCAATCATTTATCTGCTGTAATACAGACTTTAAAACAACATTTATTTCATTAGGTGGATTATATTTTGAACTTTTTCTTAATTGTGCCTGTGAACGTTCATATGTTCTGCCCTCTGTTCCTGTAACTTCTTCTCCTGTTTCTGGGATTATATATGTTGCTTCTTTATATAACTCTTTTGGTTTTAAGGATCTGATTTTTTCTAGTTGCTTTTTAGTAACTCTTGATGGTTTTTCAATTTCAACGTCAAAAGTAAAACCTCTTTTACTAGCATTTTTTATAAAACGTTGTATACGGTTAAATTCTTTGTTCCATGCCGTCTGATTAGGAGTTAGTCGTTGTTTCTTCATTAGATCACCTCATTTTTATAAAAATAAAGGGATACTTGCGTACCCCCTTATCAAGTCTATCTTAGACTACACTACAAGTAATAAATTCTTTTCCTTTGTAGTTTTTACTTTCTTTTCTATATATTTCTATTGTTACTTCTTCTCTTGCTTCGGTTAATTCTTCAAAGATATCAATGAAGTTGTTAATAAAGGAAGTGCTACCTGTGTAATATTTCTTGCCGTCTTTATCAACGAGAATAAACTGTTTATAATCTTTATCGTCAGCTTTGTCATTGTGAACATCAATCGTAACATAATAATCAATGTTTAAAATGACCTTCTCATTATTGAATTGTGCTTTCTGCGTGAGTTCATCTAATGAAAAAGCATTAGATGTATCTTTTAACATGATCTTTTCTTTTGCAGTAAGTTCTCTGCTTGCATCCGCTACCTTTGCTTTATACATTTTTTACTTTCTCCTTTTCTTTATTTTTATTTTTCTTCCTTTGTTCTTGGTGGTAATTCTTTAGCATGTTCGATGAAGTCATCTTCATACATACCGTATAATGCTTCTTTTACATCCACAGATACAAGGTGGACTGCCTTTACATCGCTTGTATCTACCTTTTCCCTGATTGCTTTCATAAGGTGTTTTTCATCCTTATAAGTTCTTGCGAGTTCTACCGTATACTTAAACGATTCTACCTTTTCAACATCAAGACATAATACCGTTGCAACGGTGCTTTTGATTGTTCTTGTTACCATTGGCTTTCTCATTTTTTGTTTCTCCTTTTCTTTATTTTGTATGAGTAAAACGTGTGCAGGCTTGCAGAATCGAACTGCAACTATAACTTCCAGTGCCTACATGACGGGGCTTAATGCCCCCGTATGAAGTGATCGGAGGACAAAAGTTAGATTTCTTCTGTTCACTCTTTTATTATACTATATTTTATGCTATTTTGCAAGTTTAAATTGATAATTTATTTTTTAACAATCATTATCATTCATCTAGTTTTCGCAAAACGTAATTGTAAAATCTAGCCATATCATCACATGCTCGTTTGCTTTGGCATACTGTGCAATCTTCGTTACAATCGGTTCTAAAATCTTCGAAACCTATTAGTAATTCTTCTAAAAATGTTAAATCTTCCCTGCGGTATTTACCGCTAAACAGTGCAATCATTTAAAACCTCCTATTCCACGATCTGACTAATTTTTTAAGATCATCGTTTTTATAAATATGCCGCCCATATGATAAATTACACCGTCGACAATAAATATAATCTATAGGGTAATTATAATATATGTCTGTATATTGTCTTATTTCAACCTCGCCTTTGCAAATAGGGCAATGCTTTAATTTATATATCACCAATTTTGTACCTCTCTTTTGCTCAACTTTATAATAGGGTGGTAATTCTGGGTTAACGGGCTGTACACTAAAACATTGTATATTGTATCATCAAGTTGTACGAATCTCTGCATAATGCAACAACAACTACCACTATAAAAATCTTCTTCTTTTGTGTCTTCTCTTTCCATGTACGATATGCACATTTTAATATCTTTATAATCTAACATATTTTTTCTCCTATTCCTTTATCTCGCTATCTTCCTATAAAATCCCATCCGAGTAAGTCGGATATGGTGGCGGGTGCGGCTATTAAAACCGCAACCACTAATAACATTATGATTATTTCAATTGCTCTTTTCATGCTTACCACCAATTATTTTGAATCTGGGTGTTAAAATCATTATGATATTCCCTATAATACACGTCTTTTGTAACGCTCCAAGGTGTACGCCCGTCAATATATGTTTCTAAGACGCAATCACTTCTAAAATATAAGTGTACTACTCTAATCACATTTACTTTACGAGCAAAGGCGTAAAGCTTATTTCTAACAGCAACATCGTACATTGTAAAGGTATATAATGATCCTGTCCTTTTTGAGTATACGCCCACTACAACATCACCATAAAGTAGTACAATCTCCTGTGGTGTTTCTGACTTGTAAAAATCAGAATATATTTCTGTTTTAGAATTTTCTTTCACAATATTATATGCCTGTCTTCTTAATGTTAATTTTTTCATTTTTTTTCTCCTTTCACTACTTATTATACCGTGACGCCTTGCGGCGTTTCGTCTTAATTTTCAAAGACTCGTCAGACGATTTACAAAAGAGTTAAGTAATATGTTCCCCACTGCCTATCATACCAACTATCGCATTCCGAATATAACCATCTATTATAAACAGCTAGTGCTTGATCATCTCTTAAAATAGGGGTGTGAATATCGAACAATCCGAATAATTTTATAACACGCACAAAATTCTTTCTCGCTAGCTTCAACTGTTCTTCTGCCTCGTCTAATGTGCTACCTTTAGCTTGTTCTTCACAAAATATATACCTAGCCTTTGCAGCAACATACAACTTATTTAATTTTCTTTTTTCTTGCTTGGTCATTTTTTATTCACCTCTCTTTCCTTATCTTGTAATTATATTATACA